TGGTTCGCCATGCGCGCGATCAGGCTTCCCGACGAAACTTTCCACAGCATGGAGGTCGATGGCCGCGACCCTCGCTCGCGCAAGCCGTTCCGGGATGCCTACCGGAAGTATGAGTTTTCCGACAATCCGAGCGCCGACATCATGGGGCGGCTGGACTATCAGATATGGATCGCGGCCTTGCGGCGCCTTGAGGCCGTCCTGATTGACCAGCTATCGGGTCACCGCCTCGTCCATTCTGACCGATCGATGACGCCGTGGCTGGAGCGGGACATGCCGGGGGTCCGTATCGTGGAGCGCGTGTCGCCGGACCTGCAAAAAAATCGCCCAACGATCTGTTGACCTGCGCCGCAAACTTGACATACACCTAGCCACGGTAAATCAGACGACGCACCCGCCCGGGCAGCCGCGGCGGGTTTTGCATTTCCGGGCCGGGCATTTCAGTGCTTTTCCCGTGAAACACGTCTGTTTCACGCTTCAACGGGATCGAGACGTGGCGACGTTGACGATGCGCTGGTCGGATATTTCCGGCATCCGGCGGATGGACAATGCTCTCGGCCGTTTGGAAGGTCCCCAGCGTCACAATGTGATGCGCCGCGCGGTCAATCACACCGGCGACAAGGCGCGGACCGTTGTGACGCGCACGCTCGCCAAGCAGACTGGCCTGCCGTACCGGGTCATTCGCCGCGCCATCAAGGTGCGGCGTGCGTTCGGCGCGACTGGCCGTGGTTCGCTCGACTATGTCATGTCGAGCGTCGGCGGCGACGTTTCGCTGAAATACTTTCGGGCGCGGGAGACGCGCTTGGGCGTCACAGCCTATCCGTTCGGGAAGCGCCGGACATTTGTCGGCAGCTTCATCAAGGCAGGTCGCTTTCCCAATCGCGTGCGGGCGAAAGGGTTGGGCGGGCACGTCTACGATCCCGACCGCTCGGTGAAGGGTTGGGGGCGACCGGTGGCCATGCGGGACTCTGGCGTCATCATCCCGCGCGAGATGACCAACGGCGAGACGCTCGAAGCGTTCACCACGCTGGTCAATCGCGAACTGCCGCGGCGCGTCCTGCACGAGATCACCTTCATGCTCCCCGGCATCTTCGATTGACGGGGCAGGGCGGCAGTGTGGCGGATGCGCAACACTTTAGGGACCGTACTCCTCTCCGCGCGCCCACGGGCAGAGATGCGCCCGAAAACTCGGCAGTCGCACAGGCCGAAAAGTTGGGTTGTCAGGGTTGTCAGGGCTGAATTCCGGGGTTGTCAGCGACCCGCGTGAGCAGAAGCGGGCGTGATGGCCGACGAAACCATGATCATGGCGACGCCGGCCGAGGTCGCGGCGCGTGACGGGGTCACCAAGCAGGCGGTCACCAAGATGGTGCGCCAACTGGTCGACGGCCACGCGCTGCCGGTCGAGCGCGACGGGCGGCAACGCGTCATCAAGTTCTCGCTCGCGCACTATGATCATCTGCGCAGCCAGTTCGACAGTTCCGCGAAGGTCGCGGCTGCCAGGACTGTCGATGCACCGTCCGCACCGGCGATGCCTGGGCCGGCAAGTTCGTCGAGAGATGAGGCTTTGCGTCAGGAGGCCTGGCTCAAGGTCTCTCGTGAGAAAATCCGGCGCCAGGAAGAGAACGGCCAGTTGGTTCGAGCCGATCTCCTGGCGCAAGCCCTCACGACGGTCGGTCTGGAGATCAAGGCGATCGTCCAGAGGCTGCAGAACCGGGCCGACGATATGGCGCTCGCCGTTTCACGCGAGGGAGCCCACGGGCTACGCGTCATGCTGCGGCAGGTCTCATTCGATCTGAACCAGCAGATCGCAGACAAACTTGCGGGGATCGCCGAGATGGCACCCGCATCGGACGATGCGCTCGACGACGGCGACGAGTTGTGACCGTGCATTTTCTGCCGCCGCATGCAGGAGCGCTTCGGCTTGCCGCCACCGCACTTGCGGACGCCATCCGGCCAAAGCCGCCGACGCCTTTTCGGGGGTGGCTGCCTGCAAACATCGAGCTGGTCGATGGACCGCGTAAGGGAGAGATGTGGGCGATCGAGGATGCGCCTTACCTCGGTGAGATCGCCGACTGTCTGAGCCAGGAGCACCCTTGCAACCTGGTGACGGTCAGGAAATCGCAACAGACCGGCGTGTCCGTGCTGGCATTGTCGTGGATGCTCTACATCGCCGAGATCGCGCCGGACAACGCGATCTATGCGCTGCCGTCGATCGACTTCCTTCAGGATATGAATTCCCTGAAGTTTCAACCGCTGATCGATGCCTGGCAGCGTCGCAGCGGCAAGATGATCATCATGCCGGCGGTGGCGCGTTCCGGTGCGGGATCGACGACATACGAGAAGAAGTTCGCAGGCGGCTCGGTGTCGTTGGCCAACGCGAACGTCGCCACCGACTTGTCGGGCAAGACCACGAAGTTCGGGGTCAAGGACGAGGTCTCCAAGTGGCAGACCCACGTCAACGGCGATGATCCCGAGACGTTGTTCTTCGGCCGGTTCACCGCCTTCAGGCGGACGAAGAGCTACAAGATCTTCGAACTGTCGACGCCAGAGATCGACACCGGCGACGAGCTCGGAGATGCGCCGGGGCATTGCCGGATCGATCGATCCTTCCGTCGATCGGATCAGAGATTCTGGAACATCGCGTGTGCGGAATGTGGGGGGCAGTTCAAGCAGGTCTACGAGGGTTTCCACCTCGACCGCGACCACCCGCATCGAAGCTTCTACGGTTGTCCCCATTGCGGCCATGTCATCACCGAACCGGAGCGGGTGGTGGCGGTGAGGCAGGGGCGGTACGTAGCGACTGCGCATGGGCCCGACCGGCACCCGGGCTTCCACGTCGATGCGTTCGATTCTCTGATGATGAGCTTCGAGGCGATTGCCGAAGACGTGCTGTCGCACTCGAAAGCGGGCGGCCTTGGCGACAAAGGCATCTACAACCTGGTCCTCGGCTTGCCGGCCAAGGAAAAGGGGAATGCGCCGGATCATGAGCGCCTCATGGAGCGGCGCGAGGACTATCCAGAGGGCGTCATTCCGCCAGAAGGCTTGATCGTCGTCGCAGGCGCAGACGTGCAGCACAACGGCATCTGGGCCGAAGCGGTCGCATTCAGCGAGGACCGGCAGAGCTGGGACATCAAGGCAGAATTCCTTGACGGACCTACCGACAACATCGCCGTCGGCGCATGGCCTAAGCTCGAGACGTTCTACCGGACACCGCTGGTCGATGCCTTCGGCAACCAGCGGCGCATCGAAGCTATAGCCGTCGACGGCGGCGATGGCGGCCGTATGAACCAGGTGCTCGAATGGTGTCGGCGGCAGCCGGATGCCCGCGCCATCAAGGGTGTCGCAGGGCGGGGTGTACCGGCGATCAGCGCGCCGTCGAAGAAATCCGTAACGAAGCGGGGCAAGCGCAAGCGATTTGGCAGCGCGATGCTGTGGCCTGTCGGCACATGGACGCTGAAAAGCGAGTTCTACGCTAATCTGCACAAGCCTGGCCTAGCGGCGGGAGAACCGGCGGATCCTCCGGGGTATTGCCACTTTGGCCAGTTTCTGGGGAAGGAGTTCTTCCTTCAGATCACGGCCGAAAGTTTCGTGACCGAACTGGTAAAAGGCAAGCTCCACGAAGAGTGGCGGCGCCTTCGCCCTGACAATCACCTGCTGGATTGCAGAATCTACGCCATGGCCATGGCGGAACTGCTCGGCCTTACCCGGATGTCGAAGGATGATTGGGCGAGACTGCGGTCCGCCATAGCGCCTTCATCCGTGCCTGACCTCTTCACGCCTTTGCCGGTGCGCATAGCCGCGGCTCCGGCAACGCCAGATGCAGATTCGGCGGAAACGCAGCAGGCTTCAGCGCCTGAAAAGGAGAACCGATGGAAGCGCCGGCGTTGAAGCCTCGGGTCCGGGTGAAGGCCGGTCGTGCTTCCGCCGCAGGTGCGCCTGAAAAAAGGGCAGGCTTTCTTCGCGACAGCCGCTCATCCGTCATCAACATGCGGCCGGCTGCACTGCGCGAAAGCCGCGATGAAATCAGAGCGGTGTGGCGCCGCTCTGCCGGCCTGGCGCTCGATCTGATCCAGAACTCCGGGCGACTGCGTGGCGCGGCCGACCAGGTGATTGCCGATACCGTCGGCGTCGAGCTGGTGCTCAATCCGCAGCCAGACCTCTCTCGGCTCGGCTACGATGCAGTAGAGACGGCGGATTTTGTCCGGCAGGTGAAGTCGTGGTGGAAGCGGTGGGCCTGGTCTCCGCGCGAGTGCGACCTGCGCGGCAAGTTCACGGTGCCCCAGCTTGTGGATGTTTCTCTGCGCTGGGACATGGCTTTCGGCGAGGCTACCGGCGTCATCGAGTATATGAGCCGATCGCGCCGACGCCAGCGCGGCTGTATCAGCGGCACCAAGGTCTGCATGATCCCGCCATCGCGGCTCGTCCAAGACAGCAATCCCGCTGAAGGAATGTATCAAGGCGTCATTCACGACGCGGATGGATGCCCGGTTGCCTATCGGTTCCGGGAAAATATGGACGGTGTCTTCGGTACCAAAGATTATTCCGCGTTCGATGCAAGTGGCAGGTTGCTCACGATGCATGTGTTCGATCCGGTTGATGCGACCGATGTGCGTGGCATCAGCAGAATTGCTCCGGCATTCCGCCAACATATCCAGCATGAGGTGTTGGTGGATGCCACCGTCCAGACTGCGATCCTTCAGACGGTGTTTGCCGCCACGCTGATATCGGACAGGCCTTCAGCCGAAGCATTCGAGGCGATCGAGGCGCTTGCCGAGAAAGGCGACGACGTTCAGAAAGATTTTCTCGACTATTTCCGCGCCACGCTCGACCGAGCCGCGGAAGGGAAGATCTCCATCGGCGGGGATCCTCAGGTTTCGCATCTCGCTCCGGGCGAGAAGCTCGAGATCGTGTCAACGAAAACGCCGGGTCCGCATTTCCTGCCCCTTTGGCAGGCACTTTCTCGCGACATGGCCAGAGCGATGGGCACGACGTATGGCGCGCTGACCATGGACCACAGCGACGCGACGTATTCGTCCGTTCGAATGGAAAACTCCTCGATCTGGCCGGTTGTCGTCCGCCGGCGCGAGAGGATCGCGGCTCCAATCTATCAGGCGATCTACGAGAGCGCACTCGATGAGGCCGTCGGGGAAGGTCGGATACCGTTCAAAGGCGGGTACGAGGCCTTTCGCGCCAATCGTGACCGCGTGTTGTGGGCGCTCTGGCAGGGGCCCGCAAAGCCATCTGCGGACGACGGGAAGAGTGCGAAAGCGTCAACGGAGCGTCTCCAAAACGGCACGTCGACGCTCGCGGTCGAGTGCGCCGAGCTGGGCCTCGATCCGGACGAAGTGTTCGAGCAGCGGCAGCGCGAGCATGATCGCTACGTGAAAGCTGGGTTGCCGTCGCCGTTCCTTCGCAAGGAGGCGACTGCCGGCCGAGACGAAGAGCCGGAGCCAGGGGAGACGCAGCGTCGATGACGCCGATCAAGATCAACGGCGCGATCGTCGACCAGGATGATCCCTGCGCCATGCAGAGGGCGCTTGAGGCGGTGCGCCTGCGTTTGCTTGCCGGCGAGGCCGTCGAGGAATTGTCGATCCAATCGCCGGTGACGCGTGAGACCGTCAGGTTCTCCGCTGGAAACCTGGCAGGCCTCGATGCCGAGATAAAGAGGTTCGGGACTGCCTGCGAGTTGCTCAATGGCGTGCGTGTTCGTCGACGCTTCGCCAAGACCATACGGTTTTGCTGACATGTCCATCGCACTTCATCGCCTCGCCGAAGAGGTTTTTGACCAGCCGCTTCTTTATCATGCCGGGAAGGCCGCAACGTTCGTGCGGACGTTCGGCCCGCGTCTCACCGGCCAGCAGATCAGCATTGTGAGGGATGTCGAGGAGGTCGATCACACGGCTTTCGCCAATCGGCCGCTCGCCGGTATCCTGGGGGACAGGCTTGGCCGGGCATTCGATCAACGAGGCATCGTACCCTTCGATGTCATCGACGGTGTCGCCATGATCCCGATCGAAGGTACACTGGTTCGCAAGGGTAGTTTCGTCGGATCGTCTTCGGGCGAAACGTCGTATCAGGGTCTTCAGGTCCAGATCGAGCGCGCCAAGGCGAGGTCGGACGTCAAGGGTGTCGTCTTCGAAGTCGACAGCTTTGGCGGCCATGCCAACGGCGCTTTCGAGGCGGCCGATGCCATTTATCAGCTCTCGCGCGCCAAGCCTACCATCGCGATCCTGACGGACTTCGCCTATTCGGCCGGTTATCTCCTCGCCAGTCAGGCTCGGACGCTCGTTCTGCCCGAATTTGGCGGAGCCGGTTCAATAGGCGTCGTCATGCTGCACGCGGACTACTCTGCCAACTTTGAGCAGGAGGGGATCAGAGTCACGCTGATCCATGCGGGGTCGCATAAAGTCGATGGCAATCCCTACCAGCCCTTGCCGCGCTCGATCGAGGAGCGCTGGCAGGGCGAATGCGAGGCGATGCGCCAGCGCTTTGCGGAAGTCGTTGCTCGCGGCAGACGCGGCAAGATGACAAAGGCTTCGGCCCTCAAGACCGAGGCCGACAGCTACACTGCCGCCGCGGCAGTCGACCTGGGCCTTGCGGATGCCGTGGCCGACCCGCGGGAAGCCTTCACCGCATTCATGGCGGAAGTCAAAGGATCCTAATTCATGGCTGCCTCTCGATTGATCGACGTGATCCGCAACGCGGTTCGCGCGGACCAGATCGTCTCGGATGACGAGGCGGAAACCGGCGCATCGGCGCCTTCAAACCAGGAGAAAACGGACATGTCCGTAGAGCAGAAGCCCGCTCCTGCGGGCATTTCCCAAGCAGATCACGAAGCGGCGGTGACCGCAGCGGAAGGCCGCGGCCGCGAACAGGGCGCGGCACAGGCGAATGCCCGTCTTAGCGCCGCGCTCGGCGCCGAAGGCGTGAGGAGTGACGCCGGCCGCATGTCGGCGGCCCTTGACCTGGCCCTGAAAGCGCCTGCCATGTCCGGTGAAGATGTAGCCGGTTTTGTGATCTCCAGCGTTCCGGCAGCCGCCAAGTCCGAGCCGGCGCCCGAAGCCTATGAGCAGGAGCGCCTGCGTGCTGCCGGCCAAGCCAAGCCCGCGCAAAAGACCGCGACGCAGGGCGGCGAAGATGTCGCCGGGCGCGCTCTGGCCAACTACTGCGGCGTGACCGGCACCGCCAAGCACAACTGAGCCGACGCCGCCAAGGCCCTCCCGATCAACCTCTGACCGAAAAGGTCCAAGTCGATGACCAGAATTCCATTTCCGCAGCCCGGAATGGCTGCCTTTCAGGCCGGTGACAACTTCACCTCGGCCGAGATTTTCAACTCGGCAATCCCGCAACCGGTTACCGAAGACTTCCCCGTAGCGGCGCATTTTGCCTTCCAGGCATTTTCCGTGGTCGGCACGAAAGCCGATGGAACCCTCGGTATGGCGACACTGGCCTTTTCGGCTGCCATTGCCGCGTTGGGCGAGTTAGTCTTCTCCGGCGTCGGCACGGCCGACGAAACGATCACGATCGGCGCCGTGACCTACACGCTCAAGGCGAACGTCTCCACGACGGCAAACCAGGTGAAGATCGGCGCGAGTGCCGCTGAGACGGCGGCCAACCTGATTGCAGCCGTCAACGGCGCCGCAGGCAGCGGCACCGTTTACGGGTCCGCCACATCGGTGCACCCCACGGTATCAGCCCTCTCCCGAGCGGATGGTGTCGTGGGTCTCAAGGCCCGGACGGCAGGCAACGCCGGAAATTCGATCGCTACCACGGAAACCGGCGCGGCCACGGCGTTCAGCACCGCCACTTTGCGTGGGGGCGCGGATCAGTTCGGTGTTCAGGCGATCGGCATCACGACCGCGCCGGTGCTTGATACCGACGTCGTGCAGAGCGTCGCCATCTACAGGGCCGGCAACTTCAATCCGGCGGCACTAAACTGGGATACTTCGTTCGACACGGCGGCGAAGAAGGCGGCCGCGTTCAGAGACGCGCCGACTCCTACCAACATCCTGATCCGCGAACGGCTGTAACCGCGCACATCCTTCAACACGCGCGGCGCGCTCGCCGCCTGTAGAGCATCTGGAGAGGCTAAAATGCCTGACTTTGAGAACTATGAGCTGTGGGACACCCACACGCTGCTCGGTGTGTACAGGGAACTCGATCCCGTCCCGAGCTATTGGCTCGACCTGCTTTTCCCCAACGAGATGTCCTCGACGGACGAGTACATCGACTTGGAAAAAATCCCCCGCGCAGGTCGGAAGCTTGCCCCATTCGTTGCTCCCATGGCGCAAGGGCGGGCGATCTATGAGGAGGGCAGCAGGGTCGCGCGCTTCAAGCCGAGCTATGTGAAGCCTAGCGATCCCGTGTCGCCGCTTCGCGCCTTGACCCGCCGACCCGGCACGCTGCTGAGCCCGTCGTCGCAAAGCCCGGGTCAACGGTACGATGCCGTCAAGGTAGACATTCTCGCCTACCATCGCCGCGCCGTCGAGCGTACCTGGGAGTGGCTTGCCGCCAAAGCCATCATTGATGGAAAGGTCATCATCAAAGGCAAAGATATGCCTGACCGCCTGGTCGACTTTGGCCGCGATCTTGGCCACACAATCGTTCTGGACCCTGGTTCGCGCTGGGGTGAAGTCGGCATTTCCATCCTCGACGATATCCAGGAATGGTCCGACATGATGCATGGCGCGTCCTTCGGCGGGGCACCGACGCGTCTGACCATTGGTACGGATGTCTGGGCAAAAATGCGCAAGGATCCGGAGATCCTGGCGGAGATGGACATCACGAGGCGAGGCAACACCGAACTGACCATTCAGACCGGACTGTTGAAGTCGGGCGAGGTGCGCTATGCTGGTTCGCTCGGTGCAGGCATCGAGGTCTATGTCTACAACGATTACTACACGGAAGGCTCCACGACGGTTCCGTTCATGTCGCCGAAGGACATCGTTCTGACAGGCCCGAACGTCCAAGGTTATCGCTGTTTCGGCGCGATCGTCGATCTGCACGCGCAGTTCGAAGCCCTTCCGATTTTTCCCCGCAACTACATCGTGGAAGGCGACGTCGCCCTGGAGCAAATCCTGACGCAGTCGGCGCCTCTGATGGTTCCGGTCAACCCCAATGCAACATTGAAGGCCAGGGTCGTCGGCTGACCTCGGCGGCCGGTGGCTGTCCACCGGCCGCTATTGGTGCGGCAACTGACCGCGAGGCCACTATGCAACTTGAAAGGATAAGGTGTTGAAAGCTTTTGCTAACGCAAGGGTCCACGTATGCCGGCAGCCTGGCGCTGTGGACGACAGAGGTCGCATCACGAAGCAGGCTGTCGTCGAAAAGATTGCGCCGGGAACGATATTCGACATCGACAAGAAAAAGTTCGAGGAACTGTCGGAGTTTGGAGCCGTTCGCGCCGCGACCAAGGCTGAAATTGCGGCTTTGGCAGCCGAACAGGAAACCGAGCCGACGCAGCAGGCCTGATTGTGGACATATCCACGGCGCGCTCCCGTCTCGTTCATGAGACGCGGGCGCGGCTCGGCGAGACGGCGACGATCCGGGCTCGGGTCGTTGGCGACATGTCGGCCTTGCCGGATGTCGATCGCGCGACCATGAAGGACCTTGCCGTTCGCTTCGATGTCGATCCGAGCCTCCAGGTCCTCGGCGATCGTGATGTGGGCGGCGCGAAGCGTCACTTCGCCGGCAGGGCGGTCACGGCGTCGGTTCCGCGCGATGCCTTGCAGTGGTTGCCGCGTCAGGGAGACCAGGTCGAGGTCACCAGCCTTGCCCACGAGCCGATCTTTACCGTGGTGCGGGTCGCAGATGATCTGCCACAGGTCGTGCTTCTCTATCTTTCCGCCGATGGTCTACGATCATGAGCCTCGTCAAGGCGATGATGCGTATGACTGCGGTCCATGCGTTGCGTGGCCGCACGATCGCCGGTCCGTTTGTGACGGCCTCGACCATCGAAGCGCTGGCATCCGTGATGGAGACCGCGAAACACCCTGCCATTCTGCTGCGAATCGACGAAAGCAGCGAGAGTGGTGAGAACGAGGGCTTCTTCGCAACGTCGTCACGCATCACCTTCGGCGCCGACCTGGTCGTCGCGAGCCGCCTCGTCTACGAGGTCGAGCAGGAAGAGGGGCCTGCGCGCACGGTCGAGGAGATCGTCATCGAGCCTACGGATGACGGGCTGGAATTCACGCTCGATCTGCTCGACCGGCAGTGGCGGCGCGCTTTGTCCGACCCCGACAACGCCTTTGGCGAAGCCTTCCGCGGGCTCGCCGCAACTATCGGCCCGGTGAAATCCCAGCGCGGCGTCGATCCGGAGACCGGACGCAAGCATGCGATCAGGATGATCGAGATCGAAATCGAGCCGATCTGCGACGTAGCGCCTGGGTATCCCATCCCGCAGGCGATCGAGGACGCTCTCGATCTTCTCGCCACGGTCGAAGATTACAAGCGCGCCGTCGCGATCATCCGCGACGAGTATGGCAAGGGCACAGCCCTGATGTCCTGGCAGAAGGTACAGGCGACCCTTTTTGCTACGGCGGCCGTCCCGGGCATGCTTGGGGTCGCGCCGCCCGATGCGGGCGAGGTCGTTGAGTTGGAACAGGCAGGCGTCGTGGTGAACGGCGCAGGTGGCGATTTCGTGGATGAAAGTCCATGACCGACGAACTGCTGGTCAGGCTCGTCCTCTCGCTTCAGCGCGAGGTGGCGGCGCTGCGACGCATGGCGGCAGGCACGTTGCGCTTCGGCACGGTTCGCAACGTCGATACGGAACGGAAGGCCGTCCAACTGCTGCTTTCCGATCAGAATGGTCGCGAGTTTCTCACGCCCTGGCGTCCGTGGGGCGAGATCGCGGGCGACGAAAAAAGCTGGCGACCGCCAACGCCAGGCCAGCAAATGATGATGGTGGCACCGCATGGCGACCTGCGCCAGTCGGTCGCTCTGCCGATGACGTTCTCGGATCAGAACCCTTCTCCATCCTCGGATGAGGCGACCCGCATCATCAGCAAGTATGGCGACGGGCTGCTGACGTTTACGGATGGCGGAGCGCGCGCGGAGTTCTCCGCGCCGCGCGTCGATCTTGGCGGGTCTGACGGCAAGCGTGTTGCCCGTATCGGCGACCGGGTACGCGTGTCGAGCGGTTCCTCGAGCGGCTTGTGGCCGATCGTCGAGGGGTCCGAAACTGTCTTCGCGGTGGATTGAAATGAAAAAGGACTATGTGTTGACCCACAAGGCGCCGAGGCAGCTTGGAGCGCCGCAGTCGACGGTGGTGTTGTCGAAGTCGCAGGCCGCCTACCTTCTCGCGCGCGGGCAGATCGCCGTCCCCACCGCCAAGGCCAAACGCACCAGCAAGGCTCGACGGGGCTGACAATGCAGTTCGGCATGGACCGATCCACCGGGATGCGGCTCGGCGGCTGGGACAGCGTCGTGCAGTCGATCGAGACGTTGATCACAACGCGCTACTTCGAGCGGGTGTTGCGCGAGCATGTGGGAAGTCCGGTCCCAGCCCTGCTCGGCGAGATTGCGAACGCATCGACGGTGCTCCGCTTCCAGTGGGCGATCGGGGTGGTTATCCTGCTGTTCGAGCCGCGCTTCCTGCCAAAGCGGATCACGCCGACGAGCCTTGACCGATCGGGCCTTTCGGCATGGCTGATCGAGGGTGTCTACCGACCGCGCGCCCATCTCGGCGACCTCACGCCTGCCGGCAGCGTCACGCTGCGTCTCGGGCAGGCCGGCGGCCAGCAGATCGTTACAGGATAGCCCATGCCTCGCTATGCCTATCCTCCCGACGGTCTTCCCGGACCGGCGGCCATCGACGTCGTGTCCGAAATCGAACTCCTGGCGGCGATCAAGAGCCGTTTTGTCGCTCTGGCGAGCACGCTGGGCCTCGACGTCACCGGCATCATCGACCTCGAGGGCGAGCCGGCCAACATTCAATTGCAGGCAGTGGCGTTTCGCGACACCCTGCTGCGCTCGGCTATCAACGACGCCGTCAAGGCGAACCTGTTGGCTTTCGCCATCGGCAGCGATCTGGATCACCTGGCTACGTTTTACGATGCCGCCCGGCTGGAGGCCGAGGGCGACGACGCGTTCAGGGCGCGTGTGCTGCTGGCTATCCGCGGCCGCTCGCCTGCCGGAGGCGAGTTTCACTATGAAAACGCCGCGCGCCGTGCCGACCCGCGCGTGGCGGATGTGGCTGTGCATCGCCGGGACGGGGGGCCTTCATTGATCATCTCCGTGCTGTCCACAGACAATGGCGGCGTCGCGGACGAAGACCTGCTCGATGCTGTCGCAGCAGAGGTCAATCTGCCTTCGGTGAGGGTTGTCAGTGACGTCGTCGGGGTCGAGGCCGCCGTGCGGATCGTGACGCCCGTCAACGCGGACATATGGCTGCTGCCCGATGCGCCGGCATCCATCGTCGGCGGGCTGGCAGATATCCTCGACGCGGCCATGGAGAGAGAGGGCGGGCTCGGCTTCGATGTCACGCGATCCTGGTTGATGGCGAAGCTGCATGTCCCCGGCGTTCAGCGCGTCAACCTGATCTCGCCAGCCGGCGATATCGTGGTCGACGGGTCCACGGCAGTCGGCCTTGGAACGAAGACCCTGACATTCGCGGGCAGGGCCAGATGAGCAGAGAACATCTGCTGCCTGACAACAGGACGGCCTTCGAAGAGGCGCTGTCAACGGCATCGGACTATCTGCCCGATCTCCTGCCGGGCGTCGAAGCGGTGCGCGGCTTCAAATTCGCCGGGCCGTTCCCTGCCTGGCTCGGACCTGCACTCATCTTCGAATACGGGCTGGGTGACATTGTCTCCTATTTCGTCAACGCGGATGCAGCGGTTTCCGAGGGTGTCGCTTGGCAGCGCATCATCGGCACAGCGGCCGCGTTGACGAAGGCTCTGAGCTGGATCGGCTACGAGGATATACTGATCCGCGACGCCTTTCCGCGACGCCGCATGTGGCATCGCTATCAGATCGGCATGGGCGAGGTCCCGGCCGTGGAGCTGCCGCGGCTGCTCGACGCCGAATATCTCGCGGGACTCTCGGATCCCGCGCGATCGATCTTCTTCCGTGGCTGGCACGGCTACGACGTGCGCGCCCTGGAATGGTCCGGCGGACGCTGGTCCCGGTCGATGTGGGGAGATTCGAGCGGCGTCCGCCTCGATGGCGGCCAGACGAAGTGGAGCCACGGCGAGGATTTCGACGGCGCGATCGTCGCCGGCGCTCCGGAGCGCGAGGCGCTCGGTATCGACGTCGAACTCGGTGAGGACCCAGGCTGGATCGATATCCCGTGGGATACTCCCGGGATCGACTGGAGCGGCATCGTCGACGTGGCGGCGTTCAAATCGTTCCTGATCCGCCGCCTGCCGGCGCATGTCGGTTTCTTCAAGGCCAATGGTGATCTCATCGGTATGCGCCGGCCGATCGCGGTCCGGGACGTGACGGCCGCCCACGACGTGGCCGGCGACACCATCGTGATCGAGGTGGAGGTGCGCACGGGGTTCGGGGACGGAGAGGGCCGGCAGGCTGCTGCCGTTGCCTTGATCTACCGCGCCGGCCACATGGCGAAGCCCGGCGCACTCTGGGTCGACGCGAACGACGTCGCGATGGAGCCCGGCTTCGATGACGAAGACATGACGATCGGCAGCGTGCCGGTCGACTTCACCTTTCGCCGCACCGTGCGGCAGCACGTGACCCTTACGCTGGAAATCTGATGGCGACGAACGACCAATACCGGCCTTATCCGGGCACGTTCCCGGATATCTACGACCGCTCGCTCGACGGGCCGGCGCGCGACCGCGTGCTCTTTCGCGAGGGCAAGTTCGCGCAGGCAGCCGACATCAACGAAGCGCTGTCCATAGCCGAACGCAAGCGCATCGCGACCAGCAACATGGTGGCGCGCGACGGCGATCGGGTCAGCGGGGCGGAGATCATCGTCGACCAGGACGAGGAGACCGTCACGCTCACGGCCGGCACGCTCTATGTGCGCGGCGACGTCCGGTCGGTCGTGGCGGCAACGCTCGAAGACGTGCCGATGTCGGGCGACATCGTGATCGGCGTGCGCATCACCGCCTCTGTCGTGACCCATGAGGACGATCCGTCGCTTCTCGGCCTGCATCCGGGAACGGAGGCTGAGGGCGAGGACGGCGCCATACGCGAGGTGCAGACGCTCGCGTGGGGGTTCAGCGGCGACGGTGGCGCCGGCGAGCTGTTGCAGGTCTATCTCCTGCGTAACGGCGGCGTCGTCGACCAGACGCCTCCGCCGTCCTATTCGGGCTTCCAGGCATTCCTTGCGCCGATCACCTATGGCGCGAACGGCAATTATGTCGAGGAAGGCTGCCTGGTGACGCCGCTCGGCTTTTCCGAGGGCAAGCAGGTGTTCTCCGTTGCGGAGGGCGTCGCATCGATCCTCGGCTATCGGCGGACGCGCTTTACGGCGACACGGTTTAGCGAGCCGGAGGCACCGGACCTGCGCTCGATCGCCGCAGAACCGCATACGTTCGACGACGGCGGCAGCGGCACGGCCATCATCACGCTGAACCATCGGCCGGTCAATTCGGTGGCGACGGCGATCATCACCAAGCAGGCCACCGAGACCGTCGTGCGCGGCGGCGTGGCCAATACGTCGGACCTGCTGGCTCATCCCGGTGTCACCGCCATCACGCTGGTGAAGCAGGGTGGCACGACCTATGTGCCGACCACGGACTATGTGCGGACGGGCGACCGCGTGGATTGGGCTCCCGGCGGGGCGGAGCCTGCGCCGGGATCCTCCTACGAGGTGACCTATCGCTACCTCGAGGCGGTGACGCCGACGGCGGTCGGTCTGGACACCGTGACGCTGACGGGCGGTGTCACGGGACAGGCTGTGCTCGTCTCCTATTCCTATCGCCTGCCGCGCTTCGACCGCATCTGCCTCGATCGGGATGGCAACGTCGTCTATCTGAAGGGTGTGCCGGCGGTCGAGCAGCCGCAGCCGCCCGCCACGCCCGCGACGCTGCTGTCGCTCGCCGTCGTGAAGAACGACTGGCGCGGCACGCCCGTGGTCGACAACGATACCGGCAACCGCTCGATCCCGTTCACCCAGATGTGGTCGTATTTCCGGCGGCTGGTCGATCTCGTGGACCTGATGGCGCTGGAGAGGCTCCAACAGAACATCTCCCTGCGCGAGCCGGTGGCCAAGAAGGGCATTTTCGTCGACCCCTTCACCAGCGACCGATATCGCGACGCCGGCGTGGCCCAGACGGGCGCGGTCTTCGGCGGCACATTCCAGCTTGCGATCGATCCGACGTTCCACGGCATCACGCTTTCGAACGCCCAAAGCCTCAACTTCACCGAGGAACCGGTGATCCGTCAGGAGTTCGTGACCGGCTGCAGCAAGATCAACCCTTACCAGAGCTTCGCCCGGCTACCGGCGACGCTGGCGATCGATCCGCGCGAGGATTTCTGGACGGAAAGCAATGAGGTCTGGCTGTCTGCGCGCACCGAGGTGTTCGGGCAGGGAAGCCAGAGCCGGATGGTGGACAGTCGCGTCGAGACGAACGTCACGGAAGCCACCGCGCGGTTCCTGCGCCAGATCGTCGTCAGCTTCCAGATCGACGGCTTCGGCGCGGGCGAGACGCTGGATGAGATGCGCTTCGATTCGATCAACGTGACGCCGGCGGGGCCCTTGGTCGCCAACGGGCAGGGCCGCGTCAGCGGCAGCTTCACCATTCCGGCCAATGTCCAGAGCGGCACGAAGCTGGTCACCGCGTTGGGCGGCAGCGGCATCATGGCGCAGGCTGCCTTCACGGGTGCGGGTCGCATCGAGACGATCACGCGGCGCCAGGTGTCCACCGTGCAGCGCTTCGATCCCACGCCCCCAGGCAAGACGGTCGATGCCGCCTGGTTGGCGGCGCAGCAAAGCGACCCTCTGGCCCAAACCTTCATGTTTCCGGAGGGCCGCCACGTCTCCTCGATCGACGTCAAGTTTTGCGCGATCGGAGACCGTGACGAGCCGGTGATCATGGACATAGTCACTGTCGAGAACGGGTACCCGGCCCAGCAGATCATCGCCTCGGCCACGGTCGACATGCACGCCGCCGTCGTCGGGCCGTTCCACCGCTTTAATTTTCCGACGCTGCCATACATCCCGGCAGGGCAGGAAGTGGCCTTCGTGCTGAAGACGAACGATCCCGACCATTCGGTCTCGTTCGCTGCGCGTGGCGGGTTCGACGCGACGCGGCAGGCCGTCGTCGGGTCGCAGCCCTACACTGTCGGCGTCATGTTCTCGTCCTCGAACGCGCGGGCGTGGACCGCGCATCAGGATGAGGACCTGACGTTCCGCGTCAACTGCCCGGTCTTCGCCCCGCTCTCCAAAGCCATCGCGCTCGGCATCATCTCCGTCACCGACATGTCGGATCTGATCGTGGAGGCGCGCACCTTCCTGCCGACGGCGGCCGCAAGGATCCTGATCGAGGTCGAGCCCGAAGGCGAAAGCCCGGTCCGCGTCGAGCCCGGCCAGGTCTATGAGCGGCAAAGCTACTTCACCGGTAATGTGGCGCTTCGCGCCATCCTGACGGGTGCGCAGACGGTGTCGCCTCTCCTCGGCCGGGAAATCCTGGCGATCGTCGGCAAGATCAGGACGTCGGGCACCTATGTCTCCCGCGCCTGGGCGATGGGCAACGATATCGACCTGAACGCGGTGGCCAAGACCGTCCTGCCAGCAGGCTCGACGCTGGCCGTCGCACAGGACGCGGCCGACGATAGCTGGAACGACCTGACGCCTGGCGCGGCCGAAGCCCTGCCGGACGGGACTTTCGAGCGGACCTACAAGCGGGAGGATATCGACGTGCCGCAGGGCCGCATCCGGCTGACGCTGACCGGCGGGCCGGGCGCGCGGCCTTCTGTCGCCGACTTCCGAGCCTGGACGATCCCGACATGACGACGACGCCAAACCGCGGCTATCAGCTCCCTGTCTTCACGAGCCTTGGAACGAGCTTCACGCTGATCGGCGCCACCTTCGGCATGATCGATGGCGATGTGGCGGAGCTTTTCTCCCAGGTGGTGGAGAAAGCGCCGCTGCTCTCGCCGGAGTTCACCGGAACCCCGAGGGCGCCGACCCCGGCGCCGGATGGCGCGGATGATGTGATCGCGACCCTTGGCGCGTTGCGCTCGGCCATCGAGACGTTCTCGCCGGGCAACGTCAACGCCGCCAGCATTACGACCGGGACGCTGCCGGATGAGCGGCTCTCCTTTGCGGTGTCGTCATTCATCCGAACGCTGCTGGATGACAATTCCGCCGCCGACGCACGGTCGACCCTCGGAATCTATTCGCAAACGCAGGTCGATGATGCGGTTACTGCCGCGGTCGCGGCAGCGGTGCCGCCGGGCACGGTGGTCGATTTCGCGGGGACTGCGGCCCCGGATGGCTGGCTGCTGTGCTTCGGGCAGGCGGTGAGCAGGTCAACCTACGCCGCGCTGTTTGCCAAGATCGGCACGGCGCACGGCGTCGGCAACGGTACGACAACGTTCAACCTGCCGGATCTGCGCGGCCGTGTCACCGCCGGCAAGGACAATATGGGCGGCACGTCGGCCAACAGGTTGACGGCGCTTTCCGGAGGGCTGAACGGCGACAATCTTGGCGAGGCCGGTGGCGCGGAGAGCCATACGCTGCTCGTTGCGCAGTTGCCGTCGCACAACCACGGCGTCGGCACGCTCGCGACTTCCAGCGCCGGGGCTCACGTTCACGCCGTTGCGTTCAACCAGAGCAATGCCAATGGCAACTCCGCGCTCGGCGGCACGAACACCGCTGCAAATGAGACCATGACCGGGGCCGCCCAATCGGCGGGAGCCCATACGCATGCCGTGACGGGCTCAACCGCCTCCAACGGTTCGGGCGAGGCGCACAACAACGTGCAGCCGACCCTTATCCTGAACAAGATCATCAAGACCTGAGCCGATGAGGAAGCTCTTCTTCGACAAATTCGAGTTCATCCGGCCTCAGTACCCGATCGAAATCCGGCTGCAGTATCCGCAGAATTTCTGGGACGCCGAGCATCTGGGCGAGGGGAGGATTGTGGCGCACTTCCGCTCGGCGGTGCCCGACGCCCTGCTTTTCGAGGCCGACAGCCTCGACGCGACGATCCAGCGGGAGCCGGATCGCACCATTGCCATCCTGCTGCCCGCCTCGGCGACGGCGCTGATGGCGTGCACAAAGGTGGTTGTCTTCGACTTCGCCCGCTTCGACGGCTCGGTGAAGCGAGCCATACCCGGCCGGGTGACGTGGCCCGTGAAAAGGACTGTGACGCGCGATGTTGGATAGGGTCGTCATCGAATTCCCCGAAGATGTTGTCGTGGTTCCGGGCCCCCATGGGCAAGGCCTGCACTTCGTCTCCAGCTCGGACGTGCTGACGGCCGACTACGGGCGAGAGGGCGACGCCGCCTTCATCCGCGACACCGGCCAGGAATGGGTGAAGACCAACGGGGTGTGGACCGCCACCGATGAGCAGTTCCTCAACGGCTTCCTGCCGGCCGTCGTCGCGGCGCGCGATGCTGCGATCGAAGCCAGGGACACGGCCGTCGCGCGCGCGCTCCAGACGGGCCAGGACGTGCTTGCGACGGGGGCCGACAGAGACGCGACGGGCGAAGACAGGCAGCAAACCGGCGAGGACCGTGTAGCGACTGGACTGGACAGGGAGGCGTCGGCGTCGTCGATGGTTCTCGCCGCGCGCTGGGCGCAGGAGGCGCCCGATACCCCCGTTGACGGCGGCTATTCGGCTTTCCATTGGGCGACGAAGGCCGAGTATTGGGCCTCGCGGCCCATCCTCCTGACGATCGAAGCCAATATCGGCGACATCAGCGCCGTGGCGGCTGCGATCGGCGCGGTGTCGACGCTGGCCGCGATCGACGAGGAGCTGCTCGCGCTCTACGGCTCGCTGGGAAACCTCAACACCGTGGCCGCCTCGATCGCGGCTGTCGACCTCGCCGCGCTCAACATGGCGGCGATCGTCGCCGCGCCGGCCTGGGCGGCCGATGCCATGACCTATCGCGACCAGGCGCTCGGCTCCAAGGACGAAGGCCTTGCCGCCGCGCTGCTTTCGCAGGGCTATGCCGCCAACGCCGCCGTCACCAAGGCGCAGATGGATGTCGCGCTGGCCAATGTGACGAACTATGACAACACGCTTGGCCAGCTCAAGGGCGACGGCAAGCGGGCGCTGGTGGCGACCGATGTCGCGCGCAGCATTGTTTATGACGCCGGCACCGACAGTGACGGTGGGAAGTGGCGCTGGCGTCAGCGCGGCTCGACCTTCGTCGAACAGCTCGGCGTCGGCGCGCGCGGCACGAGGAATTTCTTTCCGAAGCTCGCGCACCTGGTCGGCCAGCCGGCCACGCTGACCGTGCTCGACGGCGACGACATCGCCGCGCCGCTCTGGAAGTCGTGGACCGTCGCCGGCCTGACTTCCGTCGCGGCCCTGCAAGGCTTCATTCTCTATGCCGGCACGGGCGGGGCCTACATCATCGATCTGCTCGGCGATGCCGTGTATCGGCATTCGACGGCGGGATGGGCCAAGGCCAACCAGAATGTCGCGTCGTACAATCAGGGCACGGCGACCTGGTCCGTGCTCGACGCCGGCAAGGCGATCGTCAACAACACGGTCCATGCCGTGGCTGCGACGGTTCGGCCGGGCATCCCGGTCGATCCTGTCCGCCGTCTGCCGAACCCGACGATCGCGGTCGGCACGGCCGGGGGCGTGAGCGTCATCCAGTCTGACGGCAAGGTGACGAACAGCACGACGACGAACGCTGCGGCCTCCGTGGCGTTCGGGGCGGACGGCGTCCTTTGGCAGTCTCTCTCGCAGAATACGGGCATCTGCTATTCGACGCCGGCAGAATACGCGCTCACGAACTTCGCAACCCGGCTGTATTCGACCGGCTCGACGCCCACGCTCCCCGGCGGAAACGGCAAGCCGATCTGCCCGATACCCGGTGGGTTTGCGGCCGGCTCGACGAATGGCCTGACGCTCCTGCGGCATACGCCCGGCTCCGGTATCGGAAGCTCGACAACAGCCAACCGCTCCTCCGTCGCCTACATCGCCCGCGACTTCAACACCGGCTGGATGACCGGCAACACGCTCTATTGCGGGGCGGAGAGCACGCGCGACCAGACGAATCTGGTCGGGCTGGTGCTTTCGGACGATTTTTCCAGCTACGCCGACACGGCCGCCGTGATCGCGGCGGGCTGGAACAAGCGGGCAGGCGTCAGCGGCAGCGTGGCCCTGGTCGCTGGCGAGTTTCAATACTCGCGCGATGCCGGCGAGGTGGGCGGCGTGGCGGCCGGCAGGATCGTTTCCGGGTTTGTGGTCGGGGTCAAATACCGCATCCGGGGGAAGATTCGCGTCGTATCGGGCGGCGGCACGGCGTTCATCGCGATGCGAACCAGTGACGGCGGCGGCGGGACGAATCTCGTCAATTCCAGCACGGTTTCCGATTCCGATCCGACGCCCGTCACCATACTCTGGACTGCCGACGCGGCGTCGAGGCATCTGGCCGTGCACGCCTCGAACAACGGCGCGACGGTCGCCCTGGACGACGTCGTCATCGAGCGGCTCGCGGAAGACCGCTCCGCCGCCGGCAACCAACCGACTATCGTCGGCACCGTACAGCGGCAGGCTTTCGCTGCCGGCTGCGAGCTTGTCGGGTATCGGCCTTCGACGTCCGGCGCCGGCTTCGAAAATGCGGCATTGGCGGCTGCTTTGGCAGCGATCGGCACCGGCGATTTGACGATCGATCTGATCATCGCCGGCGACAATTCCGGCTCGACGCAACAACTGCTCCAGCTTCGCGACAGCGGCGACACGAACAACCTGATCAATTTCTTCCGTGCGACCAGTTCGGGGACCGCTGCCCTTGGCATCGTGATCGGCGGGAGCAATCTCAGCACGATGACCGGCTTTAAGGACGGGGTCGCCCGGCCGGTGACCATCGTGCGGCGGTCCGGGGTCGTGGGTGTCTGGGTAAGCGGTGCGCTTGAGGCGAGCGGGGCCGGTGCGGGATCGCTGGCCGGTGCGGCGGCCGTGCTGCACATGCTCAAAAGCAGCGCCAACACCAACGCCGCCACCGACTGCCTCGCGGGACAGATCAAGGTTGAGGCTGGCGCGCGGACCCCGGCGCAAATCCGCGAGGCTCATGCTGCTCATGCGGCCATGCCCTTGGCCGGCGCCAAAATCCTGCTCACCGGCTCCGGCAGCGTCAACCGGCCCGGCCACGACAAGGGAACGGGATCGCTCTACGTGCCGCAGACGACGGGCGGGACGGATGTTTTCATCGGCCTCTGCCGGATCGCGACCAGGAACATGGCGAGTGTTGGGGCGGCGATGACCTCCGACAACCACAAATCCGTGGTCGCCGAGAACGACAACGTCGCCTTCATCACGGCCAACGAGGTCTATGTCGAGACGCCGACGATCGGCCTGCGCGAGGCGCTGACCCGCAAGGATGCGGAGCATGCCTACGACCGCAACGTGGTCAAGCTGCCCTCGGCCGGCGTCACCACCAGCGCGCTGTCCACCGTCATCGCCCGCCTGCCGATGGGCAAGGACGAGGCCGGCGACTGGACGATCCGCACCACGGGGCTGGAATGGGGCGACCCGGCCAGCCCGGCCTTCGGCGATTTCGAGGACAAGGTGCACGCCTATCGCCCCGGCGAGGGCAACATCGTCGTCGGCACCTCGGTGCAGCGCGTCGTCCAGCGCTCGGTCGGCACGATCGCGGTGACGATCAGCGCCAACACCACGGCGCAGACGATCGACGTGGCCGTGGTCGGCGAAAACCCGAAGAATATCGAATGGGGCGTGACGGCGACCTTCTCGCCGACGAAAGAGCAGGTGGCGGCATGAGCTACATCGAGCGGCTTTTCATCGACGCGGACGGCCGGCTCTCGGCGGACAATCCCTTGCCGGCCGATCTCATGTCGGGCGAGGATCGCGCGGCGCTGGAGGCGAGGAACGCCGGCATCCGGCAGGCCATGGCCGATATCGAGGCCTATAAGGAGGCCATGCGGCGCGGCGACGGGAGCGTGCCGGATTTGAGCGAGCCTATGCAGGCGCTCGACCGGCTGCGCGCGGGAGAATATGCCGATCCCGCGGAAGGCCCGCCGGACGTCACGGCCGAGGCGGATCGCGCGCTGGTCGACGCGACGTGGAACACGCCGCTGGATATCCACATCGGGCCGCAAGGTGACGCTGTCAACGCCGAGCGCGAGCGGCGCATCCTGGCTGGAACGGCGGTTCCGGTTCTTGGCATCGGGGAAATCCCGGTGCAGGGACGGGACGAAGATACCCGCAACCTCCAGGGGCTTGGCATGGCCGCGCTTGCCAGGCTGATGGTGGGCGACAGCGGGACCGTCACCGCGTTCCGCGACGCCAGCAACGTCATGCACAACCTGACACCGCCCCAGGTGCTCGACCTGTGGCGGAAGTCGGCGGCCTATGTCGAGCAGGTCTATCAGGCATCTTGGACGATCAAGGCGATGACGCCGATCCCGGTCGACTTCGCCGACGACAGCTATTGGCCGTGAGCGGCCGGACGATATCCCGCATCCAGAGCCCGCTTCGGCGGGCTTTTTCTTTGACCGCAACAGGAGAATGACATGACCGACCCCGTCTTCGGGATCACGGTGCGCCGCGACGCGAACGAGGCTGCCGTCCCGTCCAATGCATTGATGAGCGTGATCGGCATCTGCATGCCGTTCGACAAGGCTGATGGCGCCACGCAGGAGGATTTCGACGCGGCCTTTCCGGTCAATGCGGCGGTGCGCCTCAATTCCAATGACCACGCGAAGCTTGCGCTGGCCGACCCCGACTCGCTCTTCATCGACTCGGTCGAGGGCATCAACGCGCAGCTCGGGCCCTTTCAGGTCGCCGCGCAGATGGTCGTGACGCGGGTGGAGGAAGGCGCTACGATCGCCGCGACGATCGCTGCGATCGCGGGATCCTCTGTGGCGGGCTCCGGCATCCACACCTTCGTTGATGCCGGTCCCGATGTCGGCGTCTATCCCCGCCTCATCCTCGCGCCAGGCTACACGTCACAGCGCTTTGGCGGACTCTCGGGGTTGACGCTGGCCACGCAGGGCTCGAACATGACGGCCGCGCCGACGGTCGGCTTCACCGGCGGCGGGACCAATCCGGACAAGGTGCTCCCGACCGCCCATGCCGTCATGGGCACGGGCGGCAATGCCGGCAAGGTCGTGTCGCTCGTCATCGACGCGCCGGGCCAATACATCGACGGTCCGCTGACGGTGACCTTCACTGGCGGAGGCACCGACGGCGACAAGGTTCTGCCGACCGCGACGGCGGTCGTCGAGGACCTCGCCAATGGCGTTTGCGCCGCCCTGCCGGAAGTACTGAACAAGATCCTCGCGGTGGCGATCGTAGACGGGCCGAACGGACTGGACGAATTCACCGAGTGGCGAGAGACGCTGTCCAGCGAACGGCTTATCGCGGTGACGCCAGGCGTCAGGCGGCTGGACAGCGCCGGCGATGTCGTCGCGCGCCCCGCGGCTCCGCGTATCGCAGGAATCGCGGTGCGCCGCGACTACCAGCGCGACGGCCGCCCCTTCCGCTCCTGGGCAAATCAGCCCGTCTACGGGATCGTGGCTCCGGAACAGAACTATCGCTTCTCGATCACGGACGGGGCCACCGAGGGGCAGGAAATCCTGGCCGCTCAGGGCGGCATCATCGTGCGTGGCGAGAGCGGCGACGATTTCGCCATTGCTGATGGAGGCTTCGTCTATATCGGAACGGACAATCTCGGTTCGGAGACGATCTGGCGGCAATATCACAAGGTGCGCGGCCGAGACTTCATCGAGCTCACCTGCGTGCGCACGGTGCGCCAGTTCCTCGGCCGCTTCAACCTGACGACGCAGACGATCCAGAGCGTGGTCAACACGGTCCACGGCATTCTGGCCAAAGCCGAGGCGGAGGGCGACATCCTCGGCTTCCGCTGCCGTTTCGATCCCGAATTGAACAACGCGCCCGACCTGCGCAACGGCCACATCTACATCGACGCGCAATTCGAGGAAGCCCCGGTGTTCCGCCGCCTCACGATCACGTCGCGGCCCTATGCGCCGGCGCTCCAGGCCACCATCGACGAGCTGATCGCCCGCCAGAACCTGATCGGGTAGGCGACCCCGCCTCACGCGTCGGCGAGAGCCTGCGCATCCTGCTGCAACCCATCAAAGGACAGGTCAGATGGCCGAAAAACTCCTGCTGCTCGAACAGGTCAACCTCTTCGTCGGCGACCACGATCCGGAAGCTTCCAACCACATCAAGTTGCAGTCGCTCGGCCTGCCGACGCTGGAGCAGATCACCGTCTCGCATCTCGGCGGCGGCGCGGCCGGCGAAGTCGAGTTCGGCCTCAACGCGATCCGGCCGCTGCAACCCACCTTCAAGCTGGCCGGCTTCACCCAGGCGAGTTACCGCGCCATCGGCGTCGGCTCGAACGAGGCGACGAATTTCACCGGCTACGGCGTGCTCAAGAACAAACAGACGGGCGCGTCCTTCCAGGCGAAGACGATCATCCGCGGTATCGTCAGCCGCATCGCGCCCGATGCGTTCGACCGGGCCTCCGCGTTCGGCCACGATCATACGATCGCGGAAGTCACCCACTATGAACTCTCGGTGAACAACGAGGAGTGGTTTTATTGGGATTACTTCACCACGCGCCGCCGACAGTTCGGGATCGATGAATTGACGCGCTCGCGCGTCATGCTCGGCATAGAATGATGACGCGTGAGCCCGACGTGGAGGACCGGCTGGAAGATTATCTGACCGAGGCAGGCGCGCCCGCGCCCGCCGAGGCCGAGCGGCCGGCGGATACCGCGGCCTACCATGTCGACCCTGCCGACCTGGTTCATTGCCGGCTGCTGACGCCGATCCCGACCGATGCAGGGATGCTCGACCGGCTGACGCTGCGCCCGCCGACGCTGGGTGACCTCGACGATTGGTCGAGCGGCGAGATTTCCAGCAGTCGCGCGCTTCTCGCCCGGCTGGCCGGCGTGCCCGAGGCCTGGCTCAAGGCCCTGGTCTCGCCTGACGAGGAGCGGGTCATGGCGCGGTTCGCCATGCTGGTGCCGGCCTATGTCGTCAGCGGGAGGGATGGCTGATGGCGCGCATGTCCGCCGAACTGATGGTTCGGCTTCTCGACGGCTTCAGCGGGCCCGCGGGGCGCGTCAGAGCCGGCCTCACCGCGCTCCAGAAGGCGGAGAGGGACGTCACGCTCGCGCGCACGGGCCAAAGGCTGACGCGCATGCAGATCGCCGAGGAGAGGGTGCTGGCGGCTCAGGAGGCCGAGCGGGAAAAACGGCAGGCGCGCTTCGCCGCCTACGGCCGGACGGCCGGCATGGGCATCGCAGCGGGGGGCTACATCGCCGCGCGCGCCTGGCGAAGCTACGCCGAACTGGAGCGGACGATCGGCAGGATCGTCATTAATGCCGACAAGCCTGCCGAGGCTATCCGGCCGACGATCGCCGTTCTCGAGCAGGTGGCGGACGCGGCCAAGCTCCCCTTCAACGAGGTCGTTTCAGGGCTCGAGGCGCTTGTCGCGTCGGGGCGCACGCTTGAGGAATCTCTCGCCTTCCTGCCTGCGATTGCCGCGACCGCGCAGGCTTCCGGCTCGGCCCTGTCCGACATCGCGCTGTCGGCGGACGCGATGTCGAACGCGATGGGGATAACGGCGGGCGAGATGCAGCGGGCCTTCGACATCCTCGTCGCCGGGGGCAAGGCCGGCAAGTTCGAGTTGAAGGACATGGCGTCGGAACTCCCGTCGTTGCTGCCGGCGTTTGCCGCGCTGGGCTACAAGGGGGAAGCCGGTCTGAAGAAGATCGTGGCCATGCTGCAGGTTGTTCGAAACCAGACAGGATCGTCATCCGAGGCCGCCACAAATCTGGCGAACGTGTTCCAGAAAGCCTATTCGAACGAAGTCGCCAACAATTTCAAGAAGTTCGGCATCGACATTCGCAAGGAACTCGACAAAACGCGAAAGTCCGGCGGCGACATGATCGATACGCTCCTGCAGATGTCGAACAAGGCGTTGAAGGGCGACCTCTCGCGCCTGCCGTTGCTGTTTTCCGACGCGCAGATGCAGGCCGGCATCCGCTCGCTCATCACGCAGATACCCGAGTTGAAGAAGCAGTTCGACGATCTGGGGCTGGCTGCGGGCTCGGTCGAGCGCGACCTGAAGCAGATCACCAGCGATTCGGAAGGCGAGTGGCAGACCCTGGTCAACAACATCGGCAAGGTCGGCAAGGCGCTTGGCGACTTGACCGGCAAAGTCGCCAATCCCCTGCTCGACGGTTTCAACGCTCAGCTTTCCGACAGCATGGCGCTGCTGGAAGGCGGCAAGCGCTTGCGGGACAGCGGCCGCGACGAGGGCTCCTACATCAAGGAATTCCAGCGCCAGTATCGCAAGCAGAACCCCGACGCATGGTTCTGGGAGGTCAACGAGGCCACGAACGAAGCCTTTCGCAAGCTCGGGCGCGGCCAGATCAAGAACCTGTTCGATGCTCTCGACGCGGATATGCCGGCCTCTCGCGGCGGTCCCTTGAGCCGGGTCGGCAAGAAGCCGCACAGCAGGACGGGCCTGCCCGATGTCGGCCCCGTCCCGGCACGGGATCCTCGCACCATGACGGTGGAAGAGCGCATTACCGAAGGCTATGCCCGCAGCCGCAATCGCGCCTATGCCGCCGGTGTCAGCGAGGAGGAAGCCGCCCGTCGGCGTGCGGCGATGAGCCAGGATGAATTGCGCGCCCGGATGGAGAGTTTCGTTCCGGCCGGACGCGACTTCACGGTCGACGCGACGGAGGCAGGCTCCCAGATCGCCGACGGCGTGAAGGCTGGCGGCACCCAGGCTGCCGCCGATCTCGCCGACGGGATCAGCAGGGGCGCCACGGAGGCGGCGAGGATCCTGGTGTCCGCGATCAAGGCCGCGCTGGCTTCGGCGACGGTCAAGGTCGACGCCCGGGTGCCGGCTACGCAGACGACGACCGGGCAAAGGCTGCAGTTGCAGTCCGACGGCCAGTTCATCGACCGGTGACGCCATGCTGATGAAGATCGGGCCTGTCATCTGCGAACTGCGTTTCAACATCGACCGGGTGTCGCGGTCGGCCGCGCATGACTACGCGGTGAAGCCCGTCGTCGGGGCGATGCCGCCGCTGGAGGATGTCGGCGAGGGGGAAGACAGCCTGACGGTGTCGGGCCGGCTTCTGCCCGGAAAGCTCGGCGGGTTGACCGAACTGGAGAGCTTGCGCGGCGCGAAGGAAACGGGAACGCCGCAGTTCGTGATGCGTGGCGACGGGGTCGCGCTCGGTTTTTTCGCCATCACGGGATTGAACGAGGAGCATTCCTTCCTCGATCGGGCAGGCGTCGGGCAGGTGGTCGACCTGACCATCACCATGCGCAAGACCGGCACGCCCGCAGCAGGCGACTTCTTCGCCGGGCTGCTTTCGCTGTTTTGAGGCACGCATGGCAACCGAAATCATCACAGTCACGCGTGAGCGCACCACGCTGTCGGCGTTGCTGGCGCGGCACTATCGCCGGGTCTATCCCGGCATGGTCGGGCTCACCTATGCCTTGAACCAGGATCTCGCACGCGAAGGCGTCTTCCTGCCCGTCGGTCGAACCGTGACGGTCCTGTCGGCGGCGACGATCGCGGCCGAGCCTTCCGGATCGGCCACGGTCACCACGCTGTTCAGGGATTGAGAATGGCGCAGGCTCATTTCAGGGTCCTGGTCGGCGGACAGGACGTCACCTCGCGTTTCACCCCGAGGTTGCTGTCCGCATCGATCAGCAAGAGCTCCAAGGAAACGGCCGCCTCGGCGTCCATCGAGTTGGATGACGCCGACGGAGCGGTGCGCTGGCCTGCGACGGGTACGGCCGTGACGGTGGAGCTGGGGTGGCAGGCCGGCGCGATACGCCGTTTCGAGGGCGAGGTGGATACGGCGGCCTGGTCGATCGACCGCTCGACCGGCAGCGTCATCAGCATCACCGCCCGTTCGGTCGACCTTCGGGGCCAGGCCAAGGCGCCGCGCGACCTGCATTGGGAGGACAAGGGACTGGGCGACATCCTGAAGGATGCAGCCGGGAAGGCTGGTCTTTCCATCGAGGTGCATGGCGACCTGGCGGGGCGCAAGCTTGTCTACGAGGCGCAGGACAATGAGAGCTTCATCGCCTTCGCGGAGCGCCTGGCGCGCGAACACGGTGCCATCTTCAACGTGATGGGCCGGCGGGCCGTCTTCGTGCCCAAGAACCGCGGCATCGGGGTGACGGGCAAGCCGCTGCCGACGGTGACGGCGGCATGGGGCGTGAACCTGATCTCGGCCAGCGGCATCGTGCCGGGCAAGGACAGGCCCCGCTACGCGGTCAAGAAGGGGCGCTGGTACGACATCCAGAAGGCCAAGCTCATCATCGAGGAGGTGCGCACCGGCGAGGATGTGGAGCCGGAGGACGTGCTCCGTTTCCTCGAGCCTGACGGAGAGGCTGCCAGGACGCGCGCCGGCGCCAGCAAGGAGGATGCGGCTCGCGACAAGGGCGCCGGCGGCGTCGTGATCGACGGCGCGCCGGAAGCCGAGCCCGAGGGGACGCTCGTCCTGTCCGGATGCCGGGCGGGTGTCGACGGAGCCTACACGATCGAGACCGTGACCGACACGCTCGACCGGTCCGGCGGCTATGTGAGCGAACTTTCGCTTGTCAACCCGACCGGCTCGTCCGGAACGGACAGCCGCTAGACAAGGAAAATCGCGAGCATGACGATCGCCGCAGCCACAACGCCTATGGCGAAGCCGCGCTTTGCAGGTCCCCACGGATCGAAATCCTGATCGCCCATAGCGGGTGATATTAGCACATATCGGAGAACTGTCATGGACAAGAGCGTTCCAGCCGGAGCGGCGATCCTGCTCGACTTCATTCGCGACACGGAGGTAGGGACCGCCGACCGCTCCGGCTACGATGTCGTCTACGGCCATAACCAGGGCAAGCTGCCAAAGCCCGTCACAACCATGACCCTGACCGAGGTCCAGAAGGCGCAGGGGAGTTGGTCGAAGCGCTTCGGCTCGTCCGCGACAGGCGGCTATCAATTTATGAAGGCCACGCTGGCGGGCCTCATCGAAGAGATGAAGCTGGCCACGACGCTGAAGCTCGATGCCGACCTTCAGGACCAGCTCGCCTTTCATCTGCTGAAGCGTCGCGGCTATGAGGCTTTCATCGCCGGAAAGATCAGCCGGACGGAGTTCGCCAAGCGGCTGGCGCAGGAATGGGCGAGCTTACCAGTTCTGGCGGCAACTACCGGCGGGGTGAAGGACAAGGCCGGAAAGCCTCGCACCGTGAAGCGAGGCCAGTCCTTTTATGCCGGCGACGGCTTGAACAAGGCGCTGGTGAGCCCGCAGGCGATCGAAGCGCTTCTGGATAAGGTCAAGGGCGTGAAGCCGGCCACGAATCCGGTCGCCCGCCCCGGCGAGGCCAATCTCTATGCCACCAAGGCTATGATCCAGATCGTCCAGGCGCGGTTGACCGAGCTCGGCTATCCGCTTGGTTCCCGCAATTCGAAGACGGGCGAGTTCGACGGGGTGGTTGGCACTCTGACCGCCGCTGCCATCAGGGCATTTCGTGCCGACAACGGCTTGCCGGAAGGCGAGTATATCGACGCCGACCTTGTCGCGGCGCTCGATACCGCCAAACCGAGGAAGCTTGCTCCTGCTCGGGAGAACGCTCCCGTCGAAAAGGTCGCGGAAGCAGCGCCGGAAGTCGCGGCGAACTGGCGGACGGAGGTTGCCTCCAAATACGGCACCGTCGGCTTGCTCGTCATCGCCATCGTCGATTGGATCAGCGGGCTATTCAGCGCCGGGCAGGATGCAATTCAGCCGATGCTGACCATCCTCAACGGCTTCCCGTCATGGGTTTGGCTGCTGCTGGCGGCTGGTGTAGTCGGCGTGCTGTGGTGGAACCACCGCCGTGGCCGGCAGGCGGGAGTCGAGGCATTCAGGACGGGCGCTCGGCTCTAGCGATCGCGTTCAAGTCGGGAAAGCAATTCATTCGGGCTGTGCATGCCGTTCTCGTACAGGGCGATAGCACGCCGCGCGAGATCGTCCTTGTCGTCGTCGCTGACGATCCCGTGTGATCGGCAATAGCTATCCAGAACGGCACTCAGAATTTCGAGCTCGCCCGGGTCCATCACCCCTCTTAGCGGCATTAACGCCTCCCATCACGAAAGCGGAATGATTCCAATGTTTGGCCTTTCGATCAACTCTATTCTTGGAGCGGTCGCCGGGGCGGCGGTCACCATTCTGTTAGGCGGGATCTACGACGTCGTGATCGATGACCCGGCCGTGCGCCGGACCGAGCGCGCCCTCGTCCAGGCGGAGGCGCGGCAGCGGGCTTTGGACCTCATCGAACAGCGGAGCAAGGACAATGCGGAAATCAGCACTTTCGATCTTCAGCGCTTTTGCCGCGAGCTTGGTGGCCGCTGGGTGCAGTCAGACTGCGTCGACTGAAGGCGCGGGCTTCGTGAAGACCAAGCCCAGGGCGGCGACGATCAAATTCATGGTCGAGAACGATCGCCAGTTCGCCACCGACACGGCGACGAACAATCGCGCCTGCGACCGCGCTGCGGCCTGCCTGAAATGATCATCACCTCCGAAATGGTGATCTTCGTCATCGCCATCGTCTCGGCGATCGCCGGGCTATGGTGGCGCGTGGAGGCGGCGATCGGCGCATCGAAAAAGGACGCGATCCTGCAAGCGCAGGCGGCGTCAGCCCTCGCCAGCCTGGCCTCGACGCAACTCGCGGAACACAAGCTGCACGTCGCCGAGACCTACATCACAAAGGCGGGGCTTCGGGAAACGACCGAGCAGCTGATGGGCGCCGTGGCAGGGGTGAAGGCCAGCGTCGACCAGATGAACCAGCGCATGGACCGCGTCATCGAAAGCCAGCACGTCAAGCCTAAACCCGGCGGCGTGCAGCGGTAGATCCGCGCCCGGCGGTTCCGGGCATCCCTCAAAGCAAGGAAAACAACCATGCCAAAAATGCGTGCCAAGGTGAAAGTTACCGGCATCCAAAAACTGAGCGAGACGCACGAGACGCTGACGTTCAATTTTCCGGCCAAGGATGGACCCTATCCCGCTGATGGTAGCGACGAAGATCAGCAGTTCGCCAGATACAGCCCTTCCGGCGCCCTGTCTCTGACGGTCGCCAACCCCGCTCTGCTGGGAAAATTCAACATCGGAGACACGTTTTATCTCGATTTCCAGCCGATCGCCTAAAACTTGTCCGGCCTCCAGCCGAGCCGCCGCGCGCACGTCGCCCGGCGGCTTTCTTGTTTCAGGAGATCAGGATATCTGCCTCGCGCGCCGCATCCTCGAAGGGCTTTCGGGCGTGGCGCGCTTCCTTGATGCCTTCCAGAACCGCCAAGCACGCCTTGCGCGCGGCGACGTGGCGGCGCGTATCGATCTTCGGCCAACGCTCGTCAAGCAGCAGCTCTGCCGCCTTCTCGGCGCTGGTGACGGACACGGACTGACCCGTGCGGCCGAACTCGACGCGTACCGGCGGGCTGAACCAATGGTCGGGCATTACACGCACCCTCACGCTGACTGCGCGATTCAATTGGCTGCAGAAGATTCGGTTCCTTCGCCGCGCAAGTAGCGCTCGCCGTCGTCGCGGTGCTCGAAGCAATACCAGCGCTGGCCTCCTTTCGGCTTCTCGTAGCCGAAGCCGGCGGTAGCGAGGCAGCCATCGTGGAAGCAGATGCGCGTTTCGATGATGCGTTGTGCCGGTGACGCTGCGGCATCGAGGTTGTCGCTCATGTCGTTCCCTTGTCCATCCTGATTGCGTGCTCCATTTTGGGTGAATGTGCGGTCGCTTTACCCGATATCATTCCTGGCGCGAGATCCATCGGCTCTACCGGCTGACGCTGCCGGCCGAGACCGGCCGAAACGACGAGCCAGCCTACAACGTCGCACCGACGCAGACGGTGCCATTCGTCACGGCCGGCGACGACGGCAGTCACAAGCTGCGCGAGGGCATGTGGTGGCTCGTCCCCTTCTGGGCGAAGGAGAAGCCCAAATACGCGATGTTCAACGCACGCTCCGAGGATGCCGACACCAAGCCGGCCTTCCGCGACGCCTTCAAGGGCAAGCGTTGCCTGGTTCCCGCCGATGGCTTCTATGAATGGACCAAGGGCGAAGACGGTGGGAAAGACCCTTGGCATATCCATCTGCCAGGGAACGCGCCGTTCAGCTTCGCAGGCCTGTGGGCGTACAACTCCACCTTGGACATCACGAGCTGCACCATCCTGACGATGGCGGCCGACGAACCGATGAAGCAGCTTCACGACCGCCAGCCCGTCATCCTCGCCCCTGCGGTCTGTGACGCCTGGCTCGATCCGGCCACGTCCGTTGAGGAGGCGAAGGCCATGCTCACGGCCAATCTCGACGGGGCGCTGACATTCTATCGTGTCGGCCGCGAGGTGAACACCTTCAAGACACAGGGCGGCCGGTGCATCGAGCCGCTGAACCCGCTCTAGGTCCAGTAGACCTCATATAGCTCGTCCTGGCTCATGGTCGATTCCGCCCACATGACGGCGTCGACCTTTACGTCCGTGGCGCAGCATGCCCAGTAAGGCCCGTCGCCATCTTCCGCCAGATCGGTACTGGTTCGCCAGCGAACGTGCCGGCATTCGTTACCGCTGTCCCTGACGACGATCACGGGGCTATCCCGGTCCAGACGGGGCGCATCGGCCATGGCCGGGTGGATGACCCTGGCGGCGGCGAAATCATCTTCCGGCGTCAATCGTATCGTCATTCCGGGTCCTTTGCCGTGGCGTAAGCATTGCGGAGGTCCTGCCGACGCTCAAGCGAAGAGCCTTTGATAGCGGCGAACCAAGCTTCCTCTCCCCGTTGTGCTGCGACGATGGCCGATTCGGCCATGCCGTTTGTGTCACCGATGTTTCGGGAGACTTCGTCGCCCTGGGCTGTCAGCGACCAATGCCAGGTCACCGCTCCTCGACCCTCAGGAGAAAGGTGGACGATCTCTCCCTTGAAGATTGGGGACGTCCCGGAAAAGCGGAAAGGCGTCGTTATCCATGCCCGCCGCCATTGTAGGCGGCACATGCTGTTCAGCGCGGCAAGCAAATCCCGATCGTCCGGCGCGAACGCTGGTTCCGTCATGACCATGTCTCCGAATGTGATGGCCCAAACTGCCACCACGGATTGACCCGGTCAAGGAATTTGTTCTTATTTCGTTCTCATGCCCGAGCCTTACTACCCCAAACACAAAAACGCCTATCGCCTGTCCGATGTCGCCCGGAACAATGACGTCATCAAGGTCCGGTGCCGGTATTGCAAGCATGCAAGGCTGTTCGAGGTCGCGGACCTGATAGAGGTCTTCGGCGACGTCGATGTTGATGACGTCGGAGTGAAGATGAAGGGATGCCGCCTTTGTCGTTCGACCTTCCACACTTTGGACGTTGATGCCGTCAGCAGGAGCGCCCGGGAGGCGAGGGGCGTGAAGTGGCGCAAAAGGGTGTTGGTCTGGAAGGATGTAGGATAA